TTCTTCATCACCCCTGCATCAGATGTGATTGGGTAGTTTGAGGCTTCTGAGATATATGAAGCCAGACCCTTTGGAGCACCAGTTAAGCCCGTGGTAAGCGTATCATCGTAACCCATACGTTTACGAACAGCACCACCTTCTACATACTCGATGTTCTTCGAGCCTGCGGTGGCTTCTTTATCGTTAGATAGAATGTCGGCAATTAGAAGGTTAAGACCACGAGAAGGGTTAATTACCCTAATCTCCTGATATGGAGCACTACCGCCACCACCTTGTCTGATGCGGTATTTAGGTTGACGATTCCATTGGTTGCTCATTTAAGCCCCCACGTCGCCAACGAATGTTCCAGCAGCATCGAGATAGTGGGTAGGTCTACGAACTACGTTGCTTTCAGCCTGACCAACTAAGCGGTCAAGTCGAGAGTGCCACATGTCCCACTCCTGTTGAACGTCAGCTCGAGTTGGGTTTTCACCTGTTTTAGCAAGTACCGTACAGCCGATAGCTACTACCATAGCGGATGGGAAGGGAACGGAATCTTCGCCCAGTGTTGGTGGGATAATCTGGTAGGTTATTTCAACGGCTGCTGCTGGGTCAAGAACGTATTTAGAAGCGTCATAGTCCCAGGTAACATCATAAGTATCTGCATCTGAATAAAAGCCGAGTGGGTCGAAGTCATCTGGTAGAACACCATCACTATCTGTGGTGACAACCTTAGTCGTCCATCGCCATTTATAGTATCTCCAACAGTAGTCGAAGGCATCTTGGATATATCTTTTGTAGTCTTCGTCGGTTCCGCCTGGATTGACACGGTGACCCATGAGGTTATGTAGAGCATTGAGAACGTCATCTTGGTTAATTGTATTTGCCATTTAAGATACCCTGTACTGTGGAAATGCTTTTTCCAAGTCTTTCACTATTGAGTTAGTTGAGTTTTTATCTGGTAGGGATTCCTTATCTGTTTCTCTCAGATCAGACTTCCCATAAGCTAGAGTGTCAGCTTCGACTAGAGCAGCATAGGTAAGTGGGGGCATTGCTACGCCAAAACGTAGACCCATGTGCTTACTCTTAGTCTTTTTGAACATCTTATCTTTACGAACACTAGCTGCTTCTTCAGCTATCTTGTCCTGTTCTTTACGAGCTTTCTTATTCTGGTGTCTGAGTAAGGCATAAACTGCTTTCCAGTGAGCAGCACGGTCACCAGCTTTGGCTGCTTCGATTACTTTATCTGCTAGATCGTAGGCTTTTTTGTCGAAGGTTTTTGTTTTCATTTTAGTTTCCTTTTCTTCATTGTATCAAAAAGGACTACCTTTCGATAGTCCAGTTTGGTTAGTCACCCAGTGGGTTAGCCTAAGTTTGTGTAACCCTTACCAACGAAGTTAGCTTTTTCGTAGCGTCCTTCAAGTGTGGTTTCACCGATGATAGCACCTTTTTCGTAGTCACCACCTTTAGGAGCGTCAAAGTTGTTCGGCTCTCTAAGGCTTGCGATTGCCCATGTGTCTTCACGAAGGATTGCTATGTTACCAGTTGAACCTGCTGCGAGTACATCGTTGATGAAACGGTGTAGGAAGATCTTTACAACACCGAAGTCTGATTCGTAGATGTCTACAGTGTTGATAAGTCGCTTGTCTTCTACCTTTGTAAACTTAGTAGTTCCTGCTGTGAAGCCTGAGATTACTCGTTTACCTGCTCCGCCTACATATACTGCATCTGGTGCTTTTGCACTTGTACCCCAAACTTGCTCGAAGTAGTCGTTCAATAGCGTTTCTGTAAGGTCAGTGGCAGCGTTAGCTACTTTGTTAGTAGTAACCTGGTCGAAGATACCACCCATTTCACGAGCTGTAGAAGCGTTACCTGCTGCTGCAACACCGTTTAATAGTGACCATTCCAGTTTGTTCTTCCAGTGAACCATTGACTTAGCCATGTGGTAAGCCTTTGGAGACTGCATACCAGCGTGAACAGTTGCTTGTTCAGTACCAGATACTTTCCAGTCTTGTTTGATGATCTGAGTGTAGTTAGTCTTTCGTGTTGGGTTAACAACATCGCCAGCACCGTAATCTGCACCTTCAACTGTGATCTTATCAGCAGAAGTAGTAGTCGTAGCGTCATAGCTATCGATCAACCAAACGTGCACAGAACTCTGTGCTTTGCTCTTCTGAAGACCAGTTGCAAGCTGATTCTCTGTTGGGCTTAAGTTAGTGATAAGGTTAAGCAAATCTTCTCTTAGGGAAGGGTTGCTGTAGTTGGTAGACATTGCCATTTTAGTTCTCCTTGTTTGTTTTTAGTCGCAGTTTTCTGCTGCTATGAGTTTATAATACCATACTCACAGAAAACAATACAATATCTATATATTGCCAGCTTTTACCTGGGAATCCAGATAAGCAGCTAAGGCAGTTTCTCCGCCAGTTTGAACGCTGGTTAGGACGTTCTCCATATCGGCAGAGGTTTGAACTGGTGCACTTCCACCACCTGTAGGCTGTACGTTCTCTATAGTTGTAACTACTTGGTTGTCAGCTACACCCTTTTGGTATTGACCTTTAAGAGCGTCGAGCAGTCTGTCGGCAGCTTGGGTTGGGGTGATTGCGACACCTCTTTGGAACTCACCCATTCTAATAGCGTGAACCATATCTCTAAGGTTCTTGTTATCACGAAGGGAGCCGTACTTGTCGAAAGCACTATCCCATAGTTGACGTTCAGATGTCTGAAGTGCGGTTGTTCGT